GCAATGTTCCAGAGCGCCTGTTCTACATTGTCGAATGCATCGTCCAAGTCTCCCTCTGAAACAAGCTGATCAAAGTACCAATCGAATTTATCCATCTCTGTCCTCCTCACTCATGCAGGAAAGTCTCAACACCAAGACGGCTGCGACCAAGCTGCCAGTGATCTGTTTCTGGTATTGTATCCGGTTCTATAAGAAAGGCAAAATGACTTTCCGCCGGACGCATGATTTCTATTATCTGTTCAATCTTGCCGCGCTGGTCATCTGTAAGAATTACATCGCTGTAAACATTAAATGCCAGCTGACTCCATTCGCTCGTAGGCCACAGGGCCGTATCCGTTCCTAGTCTTGAATGACCTAGCCGCCACATATAGTTCTGTCCTTCTTCGTCCAGAAAATCTACAAACGCCCGGACCCTGACCTCCAGTCCTAAAAATAAATAAATTACATTCTCCATTGCTCGGTCGATTCCTTTGGATTGATATATCTCCCAAAGCACTCGAAGCAATTTTCGCTTCTGATTGACATCCATCTCGAAGTTAAACGGATTGCCCATATCCAGAAGTAACTCATCCAACTGAGATTCCGTAGCCCGATCAATGTCAACCTGCCATGTGAATTTATCTATCCACCATAAAAGCAAATAAAGAATTTCTTCGAAGCATGCCGTTAACCTTCGCAGGTCCAAGTTCTCATCAAGCTGTCTGGCAATGCCCGGAAGCATGTTATAGTAAATGCTGAACTCGCGTCCCTCTGGAACTGGCCATTCATATCCGGACCATGTTGCCGTATTATTATCCGGATCAATTGCATTACCTTTTATGTCCTCAACATTTTCGACTGTAAGCTCATAAATCTGCACCGGAGTAGATTCCCACTGAAACGTCAGCCGGACAGTGGAATCATCCACGGCTTCGACCGCAACCACTTCCAGATGTACAGCCGGAAAAGGATCTTCATTCTGTCGCTCTATGCTGTAATTGCCCAGCGTAAGCGCGTCTGATAAATCGCCGTCTCCCTCCATCCTGACCGGCTCATTGAATTCTACATCCAGTGTAAATTCGTCCACCGGTGTTAATAAAAGAATTTCTGGAGCTGAATAATCTTCGATAGTGAATGAATAAGTCTCATCCATTGTTGCCGATGAATGAACTGTCTGCGAAACAACCCGGACAGAAATTTCTTCTTCAGACTCAAAGTCTTCATCCGGATAAATTGCTATTTCATAAAGCATGTCCGGGTCTGATGACTGAATACCTATCTCATCAGCCGCACCGACCCACGACCAACCGTCCCTGTTCCATCCCGATTGAAAACACAAATTTCTGTCTACAGAAAATGAGCTGCCATCAAATGCCAGAACGCTGTTTATATAAACAAGCGTATTTTCAATATCTACATCCGCCTTGCCAAGAGATGCTATCTGTAATCTTACAGGTCCCTCTCTAGGAATGTCTGTCTCGTCTGGTTCAGGACTTCTATTAATCGCCAGAACATGATCTTTGTCTTCGTCCAAACGAATCGGAAAAATAACATCCAGCAATATTGCCGGAAACCTTACAGTCGCCGCAGTTAAATAATTTATTACCAGCCACCAGACAAACATTTTTTACACCGCGTATAAAGTAGAGTTATAAACGAAAGCCGGATCTTCCGGATAGTGTCCCAGTCTTAATTGAAAGCTTACATCCTCGCTGGTCGAAAAGTCATGCACCCATGCCTTAACGTCCTCAAGAGTCTGAGCATTGCCGGGTCTTATCCATCGTCTGGCTCTCGGTCTGTTGTTTATCATTATTTCAAAACACCATCCGTATTTTCTGGACATTCCATCCGCTGTCCATTTTACGGACGCTTCGCTTCTCAGCTTATTAAGAATACGAATCTCATATATATTCGTTCCAAGACCACATGCTGCAAATGGGAATGTAAAACCAGCATCCACTGCACCACCAACCAATACACTATGCACTCCGCCTTGATTAATAGTTCTGGTTCCTTCCCATTTTTTTACGCCGTTTATAAAAAGCTTTGTTGTATTGCTCACTGCCCGCTGTCCAAGCTGTACGGTAAACAGAAAAGGCCCTCCCCCTACAGACCATCCATCGCCGGGAAGTATGGGTCCGTATTTTTCACCCGGATTCACACCGTCCGGAGATATGTCCACAACAAGTCCACCGCCCATTGTAACCGGCTCGAATGCTATTGATATCCCCGGCCGAGGATTCATGCCCGGAAACTGCGGACCCTGTGCCCACAATTGTCTGTACTCAGTATTTTGATAACTGGGATCCATAGAATCGACTGATAGCCAGAAGTCAAACTGTCTTTCTTCAATTGAATTGGCTATAGAATAAATAGCCGTACCACTTGGAATGTATGCTACATCATGAACAGTACTATAATTAATTTCGAATTCAGGTGCTTTGCCAAGCCAATTAATATTTTCCGGTGACGGATTCCAAACCTTAGCCTTGCCTGTAGGGTTAAAATGCAAAATAGCGTTAGAACCCACTCCTGCTATGCCCGGCGTTGAATAAACAGTTCCACCAGCTGGAACCCACTGATCCATCTGCCACATCGTAAGTAATTCTCCAGCCGGAGCATCTGCAGGTAACATCCTTTCGCCATGTTCCTGCAAGGACTGACTTGGACCTTGACATGAAAATCTGCCAGTAAGAAAATCTATCTCTTTCAAATCAATACCACTTTGATATAAAACTACTCTCTCATTCAAAGCTACCAGCTCGATAACGTCATCCAATGCACCCAATACGAAAACATGAGAGCCGTCCTCTGCAAATTGATGCTCAATTCGGCCAGATAAGTAGCCGCTTGCCTTCCTTAATGGTGCTAGAATATTCGCCATCTTATGCCGTTTGCCGTAGCATCTCCAGATGATCTACAAATGCATTTCTGCCTATCTGCGATGAAGTATATCCATATCCGACATAACCACCGCCGATAAATGGAACACTGCCGCTATTGATACCCAGCACATCGTCCACGAATGTCGGATCATCATTAAGAGGATCGCCCATGCCTTCAATGTTCTCCCACACTGGAGCATCCACGTTGTGCGCTGACAAATCATTCTGCAAAACGTTTAATACCACATCGCCGTTGCCGTTCACGATAACGTCCAATCTCAAATGCAAATATTGTCCACCTTCGTAAAGTAAATTGCTTGAAGCTAATATCTGATCATCATCTTCAGGAATTCCTTCAGCTATGATTCCTTTTCGCAAAGCTATCTTGCCCGGTTCCGCATCCCATACGCCTAACAGGTACGCTTCATCGCTGTATATATCCGCCACGCTCTGGCCCAATGCTATAAGAAATACAGAATGACCGGCACTTGAATGTCTTCGCAAAGTTCCTCTGACACTGCATCCTTTGCCTGATGCAATAGGATTAAAGTTCGACAGGTCCACATACTTTGCAACCGCCTGACCAGCCTCGCTGACTTTTGAGGAAAAAGCATAACAAAAGGATCCACCGCCGGATGGCTTTGGATAACCCGCGCTAACTCCTCTCTTTACATTTGCTTGAGCTACGCTCTCGCCCCAGTCTGCCCATTCACCTTGCGCCATGACATTACCTCCTAATCAATAACCTCTGTTGGCCATAAGTGTCCGTAAGGATCTTCGAAATTTTCTACTCTTCTCGGAGCCGAAACATGACCTTGAGCTGCCATGTGATTAAAATTTTCATTAACCGGAATTCTCATATTCGATCCACTCATATATGCTCCGGGTGCTTTTACTGTATACTTGCCAGCATTAGGATGACCTGTAACAGAAAACTCGTAATCCGTATCAAATAATGCCGTTAAGTCTCTTCCGAATATTTCAAACTCATCCGGGATCGGCCATGAATTACCTATTAAATAAGCTTCTGTTGCATTGAATTCTGCCCTCTTGTAATTAGGATAAACCGAACCCCATCCAGAAATAACCACCTCTATACGTTCATTAAATGTAACTATAGTTATACCACCTAAAAACACGGCTGATATTACTGTATAATTTCCATCATTTTCCTGACCGTCTGCTATCACGCACTCAAGTCCAGGAATATTATATCTTGATGTATAATCTCCCGTAATGCCTATCTGATCATAGGGATTCAAAGCATAAATAATATTACCCACCATCTTGTCTGTGTACTCGTCATTGTTCCATCCGGTTTCGAATTTTTCAGCACTCTGTCCGTCAAATTGTGCTCGATTCGAAAAACCACCATTGCCTCCCAGCCAGTTAAATCCGGCCAGATCACCATTCATAATTACATCCAGCTGATTAACCCGATAGCCTTCTACATTTTCATCACCTAGAATTATTGAAGTCTCTCTGGCTGGCATTCCTAAGTCCGCACGACCATCCGGCTGTTCGCCGGAGCTAATATCAGGACCTACGCCTACAGCGGCTATGCTTACCACGTTATCTGTCTTAATCGTATATTTCGTAGCCGGGCTGTCCGGATGCGTTCCGAAAGTAAGTCCAAACTCAGAAGCCAGACCGATTGCATCGAATGCGCTTTGCAATGCAGAAGCCAAATCCGTTGCCGTATTATAAGTACCCTCTGCTATTTCAATGTCAGCTCCACGCCATTCGGCCAGTCCGAAATTATAAATTGCAAAAGCCACCCTGCTGTTTTTCCATTTATTAATTATCAATGGAAGCTGTGGCTCAAGTACCCATATGTCCTGTGGACTGTAAATATAATTTTCATTTGAATCCCATCCGAACTCAAACGATTCGACCGTAATATCCGCAATGCCATAAAACGCCACACCTGAAAATACAGCTTGCTTACTGTTGCTCGGCCATTGCCACGGCCAGCCGTTTTTCTGATAGTCCGAACCGAGCACTTCCCATCCCGGACGTTCAAAAGTCTCTGCGGCAATTTTCTCTTTGCCTAAAGAAAATAATGCCGGTGCACTTGCATCATTATCCCACTGGTCTATATGTCCATCATTATTGTTCCAGTCCGTCTCATAATCTTCGCGCTCAGAATTAAATTGATCATGATGTTCGAATTCTGCAAACGCATAAAGCTCCGAAGGAGTACAATCCCAGTCTTCAGCCTCGCCAGCAATTGCAGCGCCATCTTTCGCTATTTCGAAAGAATAATTTTTAATTCTATATTTCAGTAATTCGCTATAAGCCTCGACCAGCTGATCATTATTAAGCTCCTGTTCCCATATCTGAACATCACCACGCCATGCTTCAACACCACGATTTCCAAACCATGCACCAAGAAGCAAAGTCTCATTCTGCATGACTGCTGTAGAATCAATTTTTTCTGAAACATACTGTCCGTCAAATAACAATCGCCATCTGCTCACTCCATCGAAACTTATTCCGACCTGATGCGGCTCTCCGTTCCAAAAGAGAGCCGCTGTAAAATCCATTATTATAGAACCTGAACCAGTAGTTATTTCAGCCCGGAGATCATCATCCGCACTCAGTGTCCAATAAACCGGATATGTATTTGAGCCTGTACAATAAGCAATATATCTCCGCTCGCCCGGATCCCAATCATCAATATTTATATCAAATAAAATAGTAAATGCTCCGCTTGGCATCCACGGATGATCATATCCCTGTGCCATAGAGTCTGTAATAATATGAGCCAACCCACTTGATGCGCCACCTCTCGTATACGCTGTACATCTTATTGCCCAGCCAAGATCTTCCCTGAGCTCATAACCGCCATGTCCAGAAGCTGCAGCATTTTTGCCATCAAAAATAATATCCAGATTAGACAAGTAATCTGCAACCGGCATTACCTGTGCTATAAAAGGATCATAAGGATAGCCCTGAAACTGAACCAGAGTATGCTCAAGATCATCACCGCTTTCTGAATTAGGAACGCCGATCATAAACGGAACAAAATCTGCATACATATCCCAAGAAACGGAATTATCCGAAAACATTAATTGATATTCTCTTGTAATAGGATTCCAAAACTTCAAGGTCATCAATCCGGTAGAGTCATCTCTCTTCACATGGTCTGCTCGGAATTTTCCTTCTGCTATTTCGTCTAGCACAACATCCGATTCCAATGCCGGATTGTTCCATGATGAACCAGCGTAATCAGATTTTATTTTCCAGCCACCACCACTTTCAGGTGGAACAATAAGACTTTGCTTTTTTGTATGTGCTACTGCCGCATGGCTTTTCCCCAGTGTTATTCCAAGGCCAGTATGCATTCCATAATTATTATTATATTTTCTTACATTGGGAACCCGCCAGTGTATTTCTGCAAAGCCCAGTATATCCGGGTCCATTCTAGGATTAATAAAACCTCTCAAGGAATATGGATAAACACATACCCAATATCTGCTATCACCCATCAACGCATTATCATCATCCAGATTCGTTTCTGCCCAGTCTGTATTGACAGGCAAAATAATCCGCGCACCATTGGCGTCTATAGAAAGCTCGCGCTCATATTCTCTTGGTACTCCGGAAACAAATATCTTTCTTACCAGCAACCATCCCATGAACTTTTCGAAGTCCTCATAATTGTTGCCGGAGATATTAAGGCCCTGTCCTGCATAGGGAGCCAGCACACTTGGTCGCCACCAATATTTTCTTACTGGCAGTGTCATCTAAAATTCCTCACCGCTGTCTCCGTCTATCAGTGTTATCTCACCGAACGCCGGGAACTGATACGGAAATAAAAACACATCATCTCTTTCTCCATTAAGCAAAAATTCATCCGCACCAGAACCAACCTTCCTTACGTATCCTGCATCCCTGACTTCATTTAGAATATCACTCCATGCTATTTCACCAATAATATTATCATTGATATCTTTATAATTAGCACCGAAATCTACATTAGGATTTTCCGTTCCATCACTAAGTGAAGGAATAAAGAAATCTTCCAGTGCCGTTTCGATTTGATCTCTGACCACTGCCAAATATTCAGACCTCGTATATCCAGCCGGAATAGGCCGCAGATAAACGACCGCATAAACATCTATATTAAGATATGGAGTCACCGACATTACTTCCGGGATTGCCGTAACCGTATGCCGTCGCGTAACCTGCAACATGGTTTCCACATTGCTGATTAATGCTGAAGCAGGCTGACCACCGCCCTCTGGTACAATATAAACTCTGACCCGCCCATTTGGAATTGCCGCTTCTTCGTTATTTGTCAGGCATAACGCTCTGGCCACTCCTGCTACACGCTTGGCATTAAAAACATAATCTTCTTTTGCAATAGTATATTGCCCTACTCTTGATGATGCTGGAGCTGTCTGCTTTGCATACGCTACCGTCTCTCTGTCAGTTCCCGTACCTTCAATACTGGCGTTCTCATTAAAACAAGTGACCACAACAGGATTGCCATTGCTGTCAACCGTTGGCCCGTTTTCAACTACGGTCAATTGTTCCGCTTCCACACGACCAGCTTCACCACCGCCATATTTATACGCTACTGTTATTGTTCCATTTGCCAGTCGTCCGTTTTGTCCGTCGCCTATTCTGACAGTAGCCTTATTATTTTCATCCACCAAAACCACGGCATGTGCATCGCTGGCCCTGCTATCCAGAAACGAATCCACTGTCTCGAACGGACCAATCGAATCACTCATGTCTATCTTTGCCAGATGCGAGCTATCTCCATATATGTCGTACTCACCCTCCACAAATGGAGTATATCCCAATACAAGTTCCTGAAATTTTTTACCGTTCGCTGGAAAAGATTCTGTTTCTTCAGTGCTATTTTCAACCATAACAATAGAACTCTCTGCTGATCCTGCAGCTATTGTCACTGCAGACAATGAACGCTGTCTGATAATATTCGTTCCTGAAGTCCTGCAAATAACTCCTTCGGGAATGTAAACGGATCCCGCCACCTTGCCGGGAAGTATGGTTCTCTCTGCTCTGAAAACAACTTCCGTCTGTGCTGGAGTAGCCCCTCCAAGTCGATAGCTGATTAACTTACCCATATTAATTGCGCTGTGTCTTTGTGAAAGCGTTCCCCAGTGACACTCCTTCTTTTTATTGTTCATCAAATAACAAAGGACATCACCGACAAATGCATTCTGCGCTCTTAGGACATTAGCAAAACCAACCCTTGTAGCCTCTGTCCAGCCGGGGAATACCGAACCGGTCAATGATTGCAATCTGGCCAGTAAAGTCTCGAAGTCGTTTGACGTGTAATCCTGATTGCTGCCAAATTGTTGAGAAATTATATCTGTCATATTACAGCTCCGTATTAAATTCCAAACCAGAATGAATGACCTGATCCGCCTCAACAAATTTACTTCGCATATCATACCGCGCACTGACTCGGAATGCCGTCTTTCTTTCACCCTGATTTATTTTAACGTCTACTTCACGGATTATAACTACCGGATAAGTAGTATGGACCCCTCTGGATATTTCTTCCTCGGCCCTGTCCGCCCTTCCGATTGTCATATTTCTGTGCTTCATCGCCATGACAATAGTTCCAACCTCAGTATCCCAAGGTATTTCGCCGTCCGTAAATGGAGAATCTCCTATGGTGCCCACTGCAATTAATAAACAGCTATGCACCAACGGCTCTCCACTGCCATTTGCGAAGTCATTCGCCTCCCACCTTAAAGGTAACAACAGGCCGCGGCCCGTAGTTAACTCATCCTTACCTGTAAATCCTTCCATGTCTCACCTTATGGCAATGGTACCAAGGATCTTGCCGTTCGTAAAATTTCAATAAAATCGTCCATTGCATCCAATCCTTCCTGAATAGTACTTTCTGAACCGGCATCAAATATCGCTGTAAGCTCAGGTATCTGCGCCTCTTCAGGAACGCCAGCCAGATCCATCAAAATATTTATAACCCCGATAAGCTGGCCAATGCCTCTCAGTATTTCTGTCAACTCATCCAGCTCTCCCTGCATGTTTCCATGTGCACATGTAAGAAGTCCTTGAAGTCGACCATCATTAATGTTTGCAGCTTGATCTATCGCAACAAATATCTGCCTTAATAACCATAGCTGATACTCAAGTCTCCGCTTTATTTTTTGTAAAAATGCAATTAATAAGTCTATGATTTTTACTATCAGAATTGGTACTGCCAGCCATGGGGCCATCTCGAGTAACTGAGCAATTTTTCTGCCCAGCTCACCAAGGCATGTAAATAAATCTGTAGGATCCAACTCCACTATTGCATCCGGCACTGCTTGAGCGCACTTATATATTTGAACAATGACATCCAGTACCCGGAAAAAAGGAATTAAAGGACCGAGGGCCGTCTTGAGCAGCCGGATTAATTCTTCAACGAAATCTATATAAGGAACGCCGAGAATAGGCAGCTCGAAATTAATCTCAATATCGAACAGCTCGCAGATTTCTTCCGGAACCTCGAAAGGATAATATGCTCCGCCGTCTGCCGTTCCACTCATTCGATTGGCTTCTCCTTCGCCTTTACCGGCCTTCCCTGTATATTGGTCTGCGCCCCACTAATATCAACTATCCCTGATGCCGATGCTTTTAATGCTGTTGTAGCTCTCATTTCCATAGAGTTATTTGTTGAATCTATATTTATGACCTGTCCAGACTTTCTATCAATAACTCTCCAACCTACCTGTCCTTCTCGTTCATCGAACATCATTATAAATGATGGAGTGCAAATAAATCTAACGTCCGGATGACCAACCGCTTCCGGATCATTAGGTATTTCCGCAATGTCTCCCGGAGTAAAAGGTCCACCTATGTATGCTGGCTTATTTTTATAGCCGCCTCTAAAGAACACACCCACTACCGCGCCTTTAGGTGGTGCTCCGATAATCGCACACCCACCACCGCTGCTCCACGGTCCTCCATAAGGAGTCAACCAGTCTGATGTCGGCTCGAATAAACCCGGCACTTTGACTTTGACTCTGTACCGTTTTTCAGGATCATTATTTTCTACAACCGTACCGTCATAGATAAAAGGATCCCTGTCCCTATCTAAAGCTTCATCATCTACGCCGTGATCATGTGAACCAACTATGTTCAAGGTCTTCTCCTATGGTTGTGCTGGCGTATCCACAATATTCCCTCTTGAATCGCGCCATTGTATAACCTGCTGTGGCTGTCCGTCAGGACCATCTTCCCATACTACAACAGGTCTTAAAAGGCTGTCATCTACAACCTCCTGATCATTGATTGCCGCATTGCTTTTCTCAGGATCTATTATCGTCGGAGCTTCCAATGCCGAATCTCGTATTAAATAAAGCTCTGTCTGATAACTTCCCTTGATAGAATGCTTCGCTCGCTTACAATAATAATTGCCTTCCAAATACTGACCGGCTCCCTGTAGCTCGTAAACATTTCTTGCCGAATGAACCGGGTCTCCATGGCAATACGCCGTAAGCTTAAAACGAAATTGCGCTGCCAGCTTGAATCGTTTCTGCGCTTCGAGCTTGGCTTGATCCTTAGTCGCACCGGATACGTATCTTGTAATAGCCGTAGCGTTTCGCTTGGCCAGATTTCCTGATACCGTAGCTGGATTGCCTACCTCCCATGCCTTGCCGAGTCCATCTCTGTCAGTGTCCTGATTGCTGGCTTCGACTTCAAATTCTTCACCGGTATTAGGATCCCGACTTTTTATTACTACCTTTCCTATCGACCGACTGAAGTCACTGTCCGGAACCAGTTTAATAATATCTCCACGGCCCGGGTCCGTTCGATAAATCAAAACCTTCCTCGGTGCTGCCGCCATATCCCGTGGATGAAAATGGAATCCGGTATGGTTAAAACAGAAAACGCATCCATGATCTCTGGCCAGCTTCGCCAGAAATCTTGCATCCGAATAATGCTGATTAATGCACTCATGAGTAATGCCGTCCGGCTCTACAATGTGTACGAACTTACCATCCAGATTCTGTTCATTGAATGCTATCTCCGCAGCTATCTCGCCAACGGTCATCTGCTCCCAAGCTCTGACCTTAACTTCCTGATCCAGTTCAGTAACTTTTCCTTCGCAAGCTATCTGAAGCAAATCCAGTCCATGAATTTTTTTGATTACTACGTCTCTCGGTGGTGCCATACCGCCGCTGTATCCCCACGACACTCTGAGCTTTTGACCTCTGGCAAATCGCCGGTCTTCAAGCAATGACAGGTTCCAGTTTCTTAAAAGAATATTGCAAGAGTCCTTGCCGTGGTCCACGTCCTCATAATCAAATGCTGCAAGCCGGTCGCCAAAGTCGATAAACTCATCCGGTCCATCTCCTTCGATAAGCTCTACAGCTACGACCGGGTCTCCTCTGTCCAACATGTATCATTCCTTTAAGCTTGGCAGTATTTTTGTCTGTACCTTTTCGATTGACGGAATAAACAGCTCTCTACCCACTTCAAGCTTTACAGTAGGATCATGAATAGGGTCCGGCTGAAACTGACAGATAATCCACCACAGCCGGGAAGGAAAAGGAACTGGCTTGAAAAATCGGCCGGCCAGTGTCCACGGTCTGTCGCCTTCCTGTACAACATGAATTCTGTTATCCGGCCAGTCCTGATACTTCACTTCGACAGGGGGGCTACCGAGATACCAGTTGCCGTCGTCATCTTCCCATGCCGTGCATCCTTGATACCGGCTTGTCTTGCTCAACAGTCCAACAGGTATATTCTCCAGTTCCGTCATCCCATGAGTCCTTTCACCAGCAATTGATCACCCCATACACGACTATCCCTTACTCTTATGAATTCACAGTTTGCCATATACATCCAGCGTTCCTGATCCTTGGTAAAACGCTGATGAACCAGATTAAGGCTGGCCAGTACACAATTCGCCGTGATCATATTCGGCCATGTTAATTTCACAACCGGCGGTCTGGACATCAATTGGCCGTTTCTGTCACGACCGGGAACCGTAAGACTCAACAAAAAATTTTCCGTCTTTCTCGCATGAGGGTCTGCCAGTATTGCGTCTCTGGTCATCAATCCGCGCATGACCACAATCTTCATCGGTAATTTCTGGTTTTCTGTATATTGATACTGCAATGGCGTGTGAGACATTCCTAAAACCTGAGTCTCTGCCCATTTGACCGCTACACTCATGCTCAATTCATTAGGGACAAACTGAAGTATTAACTGTCTGTCATTGTTCGAAGGATCCATGTCCTCGTTTGTAAGAATGACCTTGTTATCGTTTCCCATTATTCTTCTCCGGCCCCTAATTCTCTATCCTGCCGAGCACGCTCTCCATGTGTAACAATGCGACCAACTTCATACTGATCCATGGTAACACTCATCCCGCTGATGCCATTCAAAAATTTATCCGTTAATTGAGTACTTAATTGCTCAACAGTCGCTTCCATGGATTCCTGCATTGCCTGTTTAACATTCTGTCTTTCTGTTTCCCTGTATTCTTCAGGAACAGCCGTCTGACCTAAAGCCTCCTGCATAATTTCTTCAGATACAGGACGCCTTTCGAATGACATCTCAGGTCCGCGCTCGATGTAATCTGCATACTCTTCGGTCTCGTGAATAATTCTCTTTCGCGGTACGCTCATTTTTTGCTGTTCGCGCTGTGCAGATTCCATCTCCTTAATAAAGTCATCCATTATAGTTGGCATTTCCGAAACACCCGGACCACCTGCAAACTGCCTTTTTCCTGTAGGACCTTTTTCCTGTTCAGCCATCAATTCTGCAGCCGTTTTCATTGTGGACAATTCTTTTTCCAGTTTTTCAATATCAGATCTAAGTTGCTGTGCTGCCTTGCCTTCCTTGCTGACTAGGAATTCAAGTCTAAATTTTTTCCATGCCACAAGTGCTTTAAGTGATTTCTCGGTAATCCAAGTAATTGTGAGATCTACTTCACTGTGAATATCTTTCATCTCAACACCAAACACTTCCGCAAGAGCTTTGCCCACTCCGGTAAATGCTGACAAAAGCGCCCGGACCATTTTCTTACCGAATCCTTTGAAGTCACCTTCCAGCAATAACCCCAATCCTTCAAAAATATTTCTTATTACTTCAACCGCTGTCTCAATGGTAGTCGCTATAAACGAAAATACTTTTCCCACAATCCACGCTAGACCTGTGAAAGCATAACCTAATGCCGCCATTATTTTTTCATTTTCTACGAAAGCCTTGCCGATATTTTTCAATGCACCAAATAGTCCTTTGAATGATTTACCTAAGTCACCTACGGAATCTTTAAGCCCACCAAGATTTTCCGAATACGCTTTATAAAGAAGTGCCCCGGCTGCAACCAGTCCGGCAATAATGGCCGTTACCCATACAAACCCCATGCCTATTCCTGCAAGAGTAATTCCAGCTGCAACAATAGCTAGCTTCAGCAAAGCAAACGCTCCTACTATTGTAAGTATCGCACCGCCAACCGTAATCATTACAGGAATTGCTACAGCAATCCCGGCAACCCATTTTTTTGTTTCTGGATCCATATCCTGAAATGCCTTAATAAGCTCATTAACTTTCTCAATAATGAACGTTACTCCGGGCTTGAACAGATTGGCCAGAGGCTCTCCAAGCGTAATAGCCAGCGTCTCAATGGAACCTTTCAACAGTGTCTTCTGTCCTTCGTATGTCGAAAGAAGTTTCTCTCTGAACTTTTCGGATGCTCCACCAGCACTGCTCATCTGTTTGCGATATTCTTTCAAAGCTTCGGCACCCTTTAGGGTTACTTCCTTGCCGTCTCTCATGGTCTTGATATTTATTTCCGCAATAGCATTAAACGCCGCAATGCCTCGCACGCCGAACATCTGATTCAATGCACGATTTTTTTCCTTGTCGCCCAAGTCTTTTGTAGCTTCAGCTACGTCCAGCATAATATCCAGAGCCGACCGCATCTTGCCGGTCTGTTTATCGAATATCTGAACGCCCAATCGCTGTGCCTCACGCTGTCCTGCCTGGTCAACAGCCAGACGCCTGACCGCCTCATTGTATGACGTTGTTGCTACGCTTGCCTGAACGTTCATATTTCTTAAGGCACCAAGGCCAATCAGCGTATCATCCAGAGACTGACCGAATGTCTTTGCCATTGCACCAGCCCGGCCCATCGTAATTGAAAACTCAGATGCTCGTAAATTTGAAATAGTCGTAGCCCGCATCATTTTATCCGCCGTCATGGTCAAATCCGTCATTTCCATTCCGAAGGCTTTGACGGCACCGACCGCGGCTTCCGCAGATTCCGCCACGGATATTTCTCCAGCTGCAGCCAAGTCCAGTACAGGAATCAATGCTGTAACCTGATCCGAAGCCGCCAGACCTTGCGCTGCCAGAACCTTTAATCCACGTCCAGCTTCCAATGGCGAAAATTGCGTTGCTATACCAGCCTCAATCGCCGCCTGTTTCAGCATTTTCATTTCTGCTTCGGAAGCCCGTGCCGTAGCACCCACCCCGGCCATTACGTGTTCGAATTCACCAGCTACTCCAGCCAGCTTCATCTCCGCAGACAAACCGACCAGTCCTACAGTAAGCAATCCAATGCCAGCAGCAGTCATCTTCATTGCTGACTCCATAGTCTGCTGAGTCTCTTCGGACTGCTTACCTAACCCTCTAAGATTACCTTTGACTTTGTTGATTTGTCGGGAAGCGAGGTCTTTGCCTGTAATGACGAAACCGATTCCCATGGATTGATTGAGTGCCATAGCTATCTCATTTTCTTGACCATCTCAGCTTCATTCCACCTGCCTTTGCTACGATTTCGGCCAACGCCTTTATGACACCGAGTCCCGCTTTTCTTGTTTCTACCGAAGCTCTGGCGATGTCCTCCAAGTCTTCAATGGTCATCCTCCACGCCTGCTCCATCGTTATTCCAGCTATCCCGCATCCCAATTCCATCCGACATGCATTAATGACCAAGGTATGCAGATACTCATGATCTATTCCTTTGAAGATCTCGAGCGCCGCCGCCTTCGTCGATTTCGTTCTAAGGTACTCGGTAGCCAGAAAGTTAGTCCGAAAGGGAGACTTACCTCTTGTGACGCCTTACACCCACCACACTGCACTATGATGTTCGTATCTATTCCGCAATCGGCATCATCCATGGCTATCTGCAATTCCGCCAGCTCATCAATGTCCATCTTGTCCAAGAACGTAGACCGGTCATTAGGCTCAACGCCTTCGATGTCTACAATCCTGTGAAGCAAACGCTGTGCCGTTATCTTTGTCTGAAACTGGTTATCCTCCATCTTCATCAACCGTTCTTCAATTTCGGCTGTAGGAAGAACAAACTTGACTACATTACCGCTGTCCGGAAGCTTGAAAGATAAAGGCTTATTTGCCGATAATGCTTCAAGGGATTCATCCGGCAGGTCCAGAACAGGAATGTCTTCGTCCAAATCTACCTTCCAATGAATCATCCGTGGACAATACGGCCTTTCACAATGCACCGTAAACTCGTACTTGCTTCCTAATGAAAGAATTCTGAGCTGCACCAGAGCATATAGTCTGTCACCGGTAAGAACCTTCATCCAGTCGAGATTTCCTTCCTTAGATAATGAATAAAACGCTGGAACCGGACTGTGAACCTGTTCCGTGCATGAATTCAATATGCTGGTTGTTATGGTAGGAACATCCCTTTCCGTAGCACCATCGAAATAATCGTACTCATGTGTCTGCATTTTTCTTAAAGTCACAGTCAATCCAGACGGACAAACGATCTTTTTCATTTTGCCGGGCTTGGGAAAAGGCTTAACATTGGACTTTTCCGGTCCAGTATCTTCCGATTTCTGGACGCTCGTATCCTGTAAAGGTTCTGTCTGACTCTCGCTTGCCTGATTTTTTACGGTATGGTCTTGTTCTGTCATCTTATCCTCCTTCTGGTTCTTGGCCTTTTATAGAGCCGATAATTATACCGGCTCTCTTGTGTAATACTTAAATGTAAGAGTCACAGACTCCAAAACATTTTCGCTGGTAGTGTTGTCCCACGGTCCTATCTGATCCGTATTTGGCCAGCATTCATGGAGTCTGTACTTCCGGATAGGAGTTCTTGTCCTGTCCAGCTGTATGATGTCCACAGTCTTTTTCAGCTCGTTCAATGGAACACCAGCATTGCCCTCTGTGAAATTAACCACGTCCTCGCACCATTGCCGGAGTTCTTCGTTATCCGTCATGGCCCGTTCCAGTGTTATCGGATCAAACATGGTCCGACCCGGATCCTTGTCCGCAATCATTTCGCCGCCTTCCCAGTTTTCGATAATCTCCGTATCCCGCCGGATAGGTGAACACGTCCGGAAAGCCGCCTTGTTAAAGCCTCCGATTTCTACCAGAAATAGAAAGCCTTTATCTCTGTCTTTTCTTTCATTGGCCATTTTTATTCCTCCTTAGAAAAGAAGCGCCTGCTCAAGTGCCCTTAAATCCTGTGAGAATGATATGATGATGAACTCACCCGGATAAGCAGTCGCCAGACCAATTCTTACTCTGACCTGTCTTGCAAATGCCACGCTCGGTGGATTCAACTCGTCTGATACGTCAATCCAGAATGCCTCTCTTGGCTTTGTTGACGCAAAAACTCCCAAGCTGGTCAGCTCAAGAAGGAACTGTTCCATCGTTCCTTCAACACTGTTCTTGAGTCTTCTCGTGATATTCCTGTGCTTGGCATACAGTACAGCAATTCTCGCTACCCTCTCGATGTAAGTAACCAGCCGTCTCTGTCCGATGCTCGGCCAGTTGCCGTTCTCCTTCAGTGTTCTGCTGCCGTCTGAATGATAAGGCGAACTTCCAATCTTGGTTATCGGATTAATCAACGCCGGATAAACCAAGTCCCGCTTTTTCGGATCCAGAGCTTCGTCCGTCTCCAGACCTACGCAGTCCTTGATCAATCCGTACTCAATTCCCGCTGGAGCTTCAGCAATTCCGCCGGGCCCTCGTGAATCATTCCGAGCCATGACACCGGCCAATGATGCCGCCGGTGGAATTACGACATATTTCTCATTGCCGTAAATGGTCTCATTAGGATTGACCACCTTGATTCTCGGCCACCATATGAATCCATGCTCTGAAAGGTTCTTCAGCGATGCCGTTGTCTCAACATAGGTCTTCATCTGCAATGCAGTCTGGCTCGCCGGTGGATCCAGACATGCGTGCATCATTCCGCTTCTGTGTGTATCGCAATATGTAATCATTGCATTCTGCACGCCTGAAGTAGCTATGCCCGGAACCGCTATCAAGGTTATGTCCGATATAATATCGAAAGCATACAGGCCGGTCTTTCCAGCTTCAGAGCCTATGTAATCCACATCGGCCAAGCTGGTCAGTCCATCATCTCCGCCAGCCAATGCGCTCGATGTCTGATTTGCCGGTCGCCTTGTTCCCGCCAGTTCCTGATCCTCAACCTGAATCAGCATTGAACCGTTATCTTCATCGTTGACTATCGTCTCGACATATCGCGGATCCGCTTCATCTTCCATTGTCACATCGGGAAACCGTTCCGTGATTATGTCATCTTCCAGAACGTAAAAATTGAAATAGTCGCTGTCACCATTGCTGGCGTCTTCAACCTTCGTCTTTACGTTGTGAGCATAAGTCCCTTCCGTCTTGCCTTCGACATTCAAAGTATCTTGCGGAGAATCGTCCGTGCCGTCGTGCTGCAGATTGTCGAATCCCATCTCATCGTCTGCCGTGCTCGAGGCCGCAACCGTCACGTACTTGGTTGACCCGGTATCGCTGCGGGCTATGGTTACGTAAGTATCGCCGGATACCTCAACTCCTGATACCGCACCTTCAACCACGCTCTTGACTTCGGCCCCTGTTACCGCTTCGATGTCCGCAACATTTCCTCCGCCCTGCACTTCCGAAGTCGAAAAAGTAAGCAAGGGATTCGCCGAAGGATTAGCCACGATTTCGACATATCCGCCAGTACCTTTTTTGTCAGATTCGATCTTCACCTGTGGACCAGCTACGACTATTGCTCTCGCGCCTTCAATCTGTGCATTGATTGTTGCCGCAATGTCATCCGCCGTAGTCTCAGTTCCAGCAAACGTTATGCTCTGAGTACTGCCCTGATCTACCTTGACCTGTAGAACACCCGTTCCGGGTCCCACTGGATAAGAAGTCGTATCCGTTACGCTTGGAGCCGTGCCGTTAAATGTTGCCGTAGTAGGTCCGCCCAAGTCCGTTGTGATGTCCAGCGTATCTCCATCAGCCAGCTCGAACGGTGCCGAGTTGCTTGAGACAACCGCCCCGGCTGTTGCACCGCCACCATCTGTCTGAAGCATTCTCGATGCCTTGACCGCGGTAAACGATGATGGACTGTCCACGTCCGTAAAGTGACATATCCTTCTCATGTAGAGATACTTTCCATCATTAATGAAGAAAGAATGCACTGCCAACGGAACATCGCTGTCCGTAATGTAATTACCGTACTGAGATACGTACTCTCCCCATGATGTAACCAGAAGTGTCTGATCCAGTGGACCACGTTCCGTTACACCTACAATTCCAAGTACCGCCGTCGGTAAACTCGGAGCAGATCTGATCTTAGGGGCTTCTTCTCTTATTACTACTTTTGCAGATAGGAGTTCCATATTATACCTCCGTATTGGAACGCTACGTCCCTGACTCTGCTCCTATCTCTATGTCTGGTTCTAGCTGGTATTATTTCTTTTTGCGTCTGCGCTTAATCGGCTTTTTTGTCTGTGTATTTGTTACCGTCCTTGTACTGGTCTTCGGCTCGGAAGTCGATACCGTCGGCTCCTCGTAATCGAAAAGCTTTATTCTTTTCGGCTTGGCATTCAATCCGCCCTGAATATCAGGAAGATTTCTTACTACGTTGTTTATCGGCTTTGTAGTAAAGCCCGGTCTGATGTAAACGGCCTTCGGAATTTTTTTCTCAACGACCTTAATACCACGCTTGCCTGTTTTCGGATCATGGACGGTAGTCTGAACCTCTTTGGTTTCGCATTCACATTTTCCTGCTCCGATGCAATAAATATCATGCACCAGAGTAAAAATGAATTGCTGTTTGCTTACGTTTTTTATGATAACCACATCGACCTCCTACTCGCCATAAAAGTCGAAATCTGGATCCTCGTCCAGCTCCGCAGTTCTTATTGCCTCGAATCTGTCTCTCAAGTCAACCGGCACTCCAATCACCTTTATTTCAGATACGAACCGAAACCGTCCGTCTATGTTTGTCGATTCTACTAAATTAGGGTATCCGGTCAACTCTATCTCTCTTTCCTCAGTCTCCAAGTCTACGCCCGAACCTGCAACCTCAAATTCCACATGCGTAGTCTGTCTCATAAATATTACCAGAAGATTCAATAAATTCAAAGTTATCTGGTGAGACATTGCTCCAGAGGCTCCACCGGCTATTTCGTAAGTCAAATCACATGCTACCGCCTCTCTGAAGTTACTGTACTCACCTCCAGCCAGTTCTTTTTCCTGATATTCGTTTTCCTGATAGTCCGGATTTGGCTCAAGAGTCGGTCCGATTATGGCCACCCAAGGTTCGTCACCAGCTTGCTCCGCAATTCTGTCCAGCTCGTCTGCGACCGTATCATCATAGTCCGGACTGGTTCTCAGATACACGTTCTTTGTTATCCGTCTCTCCATAAGATGTTTCAGCTTGCGTCCTACGTTCGTAACCGGTTGCTCAATCGCTAAGTCTAAATAATGATATTTGAATCCATCAACCAGAGTGACTGTTTCGCCCGGTATCGGATCACCATCATCGTCCAGATTTGTTACCGTTACGTCCACGTCCTTAGCCAAGTCATCCGGATCCCCGGCATATGGAGGTATCAAAGCAAACACCCTCGCTGTTGTTGCTTCATAAACCAGATCGCATTCCACACCGTCAATCTCTACCTTGACTGTTCTCTGCGCTTCGCCCCCGGTATATCCAGCTGGCGGTACTGGAGGTATTCTAAAATTCGTTCCCGTAATTTCAATCAAGTATCCGCCTAAGGTAATTCCATCGCCGGGAACTACTGCGCTTATGCTTGGAACTGCCATTACATACCAAACATCTTTCTGCTCATACGCTGCCTGAATTTCTTTTGAGCCGTTTTTGCCCATACCTCTTGAGCCGGCCGAAGGAATGGCCTTGCCGGAACATTAAGAACAATCTGTCGCTTGCTTTGCTTTAATGGTCCTTTCGTAAATCCGCCGAGATAAAGTGCCATAAAAAAATTACGCATCTTCTGCGTTACCTTGATCACCTTCGGTTTCTTAAATCCGAACTCATGAACCGCAGCAATGTTTACCAGCTTTTCTCCTTTTTTCGTTCTGGCTGTTCTTGCAATGCCGACAAATGCAGATGCCCTGTCCGCACCTCGTTTTACATTAATGCTGCCCCGCATAAATCCGCTTCGCAGCAGTACTTTCTTTCCGCCGAATCCCTGTGCCTTCCGTATCGCCAGAGTCATAGGAGACAGGGGCTTGAATTTTTTTCCGCCGGGTGCTTGCTTATTAATCCCCTGAATGATTTCCTTACGTAAATCCTGTGCTGCATTCATCGTTCCAAATTCTATAGCTCGATTAATTTTCCGCGAAACTGCAACCGTTCCGTGAATAGCAGCATCCAGTCCCGTTACGTGTACGCCTATCATTACCCGGCCCCCTGTCTCGTTTCGCATTCAAGCCGAATCAAATTTAACCGGGGCTTTGCCACGTCAATACCCCATCCCCTCGGCTCAACTTTTGTAATGTATAAGCCCGGTGAAGCAGGAAAAGACAATGCCAGCCTTCCGTCCTTAGAGTGCAATGCTACGATTCTCGCGCCTTTGGTAATCAGCGGAAAGCCATCATCCGCAACCAAGCCCTGATTTTCCAAGTCCCTATAATGAAGAGTAATCCGAATAATATCTCTGAAGTCATCCCCACCGGCGACCATATATAAACCATTCATGTCCCGCTGTCTTAACTGACAGGGAATCTTGTCCAAATCATGGTCTTTGCGCTTTGAATCGCCTATAGATTCATCTGTGGCTGGAGTCCTTAGTACCTCCCGGTAGTCATCATCGTATCCGTCAGCCTCGCTGGTCTCCTTGGTATCGAGTCTGCTTACCGAAAGAATGAACTTCTGTATTAACCGTCCTCTCATTCATATAGATCCTACCATAGTCGGCACTGAATGCGCGTCCAGAATATCATCTATTTCCGAATCCCCAGTATAAGCACCCTTGGCTGTCAACGCCTGAGTGCCAAACGTTATTGTCTGGTCCTCGGTCTTTTGCTGAGTAACGGCCCATCGCTTTCTCCAGTCCTCCAGCTCATCAAGATCGGTCTTCAGTGCTATTTCTCTCAGCGATAAAAGAACTGCCGCGTGCCTGATAAGGTCCGGAACCGTGCCATAATTTACTGGGATCTGAGACCCCTCTTCGGTTTCCCCTGCATATGCTCCCGGCTGTAGTTCCGTCCATCCGAATATGCCCTTGACCTGAACGTTCTGCTTTCCTTTTGCGAAATAGTAAAACGCTGCCGTGCTGAAATCCCGTATTTCAATCCGCGGACTATTTCTGTCATCCGGTGAAAGTAATCCTTGAGTTAAATGTCTGTTGTAAACATACAGGTCCGGGGTCTCGATAGTAAGGAACTCATCATTTAAGTCACTTAATATTTTTGTCTCTTCGATCATAACAATCGGATGCCGAAGAAATTGAACGTTCTTTCCTATGCCGTCCAGAATGAATGTCCTCTCCCGTGGATAAAACCAGTTGCCTGTAATACGTTCGATATACCGCGTAGCCAGTCCTATTGCTTTGCGTACTCGATTATCATCCGCAGCTGCAGCCGTAAGACCTTCATCTCTCAGGTCCTGTATATTACAGTACTCAACCGATGCTCCGTTTCTGGCATATGACAAATCCGATTCATTCAGAGTGCTCGAATTATAAAGAGTATATTTATACCACTTATCCTCACCGCCCTCTGCGTCCTGAAATGTATATAACCGTTTGCCTGATTCAAGCGCCTGAGTCTTTGCGCCTAACAATGCATAAGTGCCATCTACCGCGTCGGCCCTGTACAGTCTTATCTGGTCATAATTCAACATGGCCAGATCAATGTCCGGAATGAAATATACCAAAGAAGCTGACATCGCTAATGCCTCTGTTTCTTAGATCTTAAAAGATTTTTCAATGTCCGCACTGCCTGATCATGCTTATGAGCTTCCGAATTAAGGAAATCTATTTCCATCTGTTTCGTTTTGCATTCCGGATCATCAAACAGAAAAACTGATGACCTGTCATCCTCCCAGCAGTCCACCAGAGTTATGTCTTTCATGTATAACCATCCTGCCAACGGAAGCTGATATATCTTGACCAGATTCCTATCTTCGTCTGGCTTGCTCATCTGAGTCTCCTTCTGTTGCTGATTTATAATTACGCCTTACTTTTTTTTCTCCTGATCTTTTTCTTTGCAACTTTGGCTTTCTTTTTGTCAGGACTTTTTTTCTTGGCGACTTTTTTCTTTACCGTCTCAGGAACTTCCATAATTTCTTCGTCCTCTTCGTTCTCGTCTTCATCGTCTTCAATTGCGTTGGCCTTGTTCATAATTTCATCCACAGTGCCGCCAGCTCTCCTGTGAGCAATCTTAGCCTCTTCAATTGCATCATCCCCAAGATGTTTTCTTATTGCATCATCCACGCTGCCTTTGTCCGTCTTCGGCGTCAACTGTGTTGCATCTGCAATAATGTCCGTCGCCTGAGCAAGACCGTCCTCTGCCTGTGCCGCAATCATTGCCTGTTTCCATTCATCTTCAATGCGCCTGATGTCCTTGGCTGTTTCGGCCATTTCGAATGCCGCAATGCTGGCAGGATTGTTCCGATCCATTTTTTTCTTCAAAAGAAGATCTGCAATAGACCGTCCTACCCTTACCCATTTGCCAGCGAAAAACTTAAATGACCCCTGCTCTGTAATTATGGTCTGAGTTCCCCGTACACATCCGAGTCTCGGATAATGCGGCTTTAATCTTACAAATACTGTGTCTGACATCTTTTCCTCCTTCTGGTTTTTCTGGCAAGTATATTCTTGCTCAGCCATATGTAAAGATTTACTTTTTTCATTAATTCGTACTCCTTGTCCTGCGACGTGGTTCAACTCGAACCTTTATTGCTTCAATGATTAAATCCGTCTTTGCATTAAGCTGTTTTTCGTACTTAGTTTGCTGTTCTTTCATCTCGGCCTTTATCTCTTTAGGAATCTGTTCCTGCTTTATTTTAATAGCATCGACATCTGTCTGAACTGCACTGATTGACTGAGTATTTTTTGTGACTGACCTGTCCATAATAATCCATGCTGCAATAGTAGGAATCGCTATCATGACTACAATACCAATAGCCCAGTATAAAGTTTTTCTCTTGTCCTTGGCTATTTCCTTTATATCCTCGGAAAACGTCTGTATATTATTCTTAATATTATCAATAACACTAGTCTGTATGCATTCATGTGGCTTATCTAGTGCCTTGACCGCGATTGATTTGGCTTCCAGTACTTCGTCTTTCATATTACTGACCTCTGCCTTCAATCCTTCCTTGCTGGCTTTGGTATTAATATCCCTCTTGATCTCATCAACCCGTTCCTTCAAATTTTTCACTCGTTCCGCAAGAGCGTCTTTTGATATCAAACTCGGTGGAGTAGAATTTCCAGAACTGTCCTGCATCTGCGTCTCCCGTCATTTCATTCTCCAGCTGCTGTTTTATGACTCTCAACAATTTCATTCAAAATGCTCATTTCATTCTGATCAAAATGATGCTTCGCTGTTAATCTGCACGTCTTGCCAATGCATTCCATATTAACAATTACATCCAATGCCGTTTCGATTTCTTCATGTAGTGACGGCAACTCACCATAATCTATATCCCAATGTCCTTTTTCCTCAAGCCATACGCGCTCATATGCATACTCATATAAAGCATTGCTCGTGGCTGGATTTGAAATCTCTTCTGGTGGATTGCCGAATGCCATCGATCACCTTTAACTTTGTGCAGGTGGCTCGAATATATTAATTCTCAAACGACCATTGTCAGCTGTTCCGTCTGTTCTGCTGTATTTGAATCTCCACCAATAAGCATGCTTATCAGCATCCACAAAGATTGCCTTGCTGACTGCTCCTGCTGTGTTGTCAATACCAGCAGCATCACCAAGTAACTCATCGCTTACAGAAGAAAATGCATCATCTAATTCTACTGCTTCCATAGATTCAATCTGATTGACTTTAAGTGGCTCGTTGCACATTTCTGCTTCAAGCAAAAGATCATCTTTCCCAGCGCCAACTCCAGTAGTCATTCTGATCTGAATACTAAACTTTTCGCCGTATTTCCCGAGATAGTAAAAATAAAAAGGTCCGTCGTCTGTAAGGGTTATGTCCAGACGTTTTCCTAAACTTATTGGCATAATTTACCTCCTGTTTTCTGCCTTCTGCTATAATGAGTATAGCACTTCAATTAAAATATGCCAAAACAACAGGAACTGCTATCTGTGTCTATTGGTAGTCTCTTCAGTACTACGGTATTGGAGCCGCCAGCAGTCCGGCAACTGCATCTGCAATTCTGTCCAGAGCCTGCGCAACCGTAACTGGACTCGATACCGCCCAGTCAGCCGCATCTTCGACCGTGTACGGAATTCCTCTTGCAACAGTATTTCTGAAAGCATTGTTTGCGTTTGTCACATTGGACGAAGGCAAAGCGTACCCGTTTAAGATAGAATAATCCGTTGTATTTCCGAAGCACGAATTATACTGCATCTCTGTAACTGATCCTGCCTCTGCCAGTATTCCAACTCCATTATCGAAGCACACGTTTCCAACACAAAGACACTTGGCCGAATCGTCAATGCTGATTCCCTCGTCCGTATTGCCGAAGCAAAGATTGTCCAGCACAACTACGTCCGCATCATCGTCAATGTCGATTCCTTCTACGCATTCTGAACAAATGCAGTTAAAAACGAGTCCACTTTCCCTCACTGCAACTGGACTGCCAATGGAATCAATTTTAATGCCCTCGCCGTTGCCTCCTCCGAAACCGCGAGCTGCACAATCTCGAATCAATAAATCAGTACAGTTCTGCAGCTGTATGCCGCGACTGTTTTTCTCCTCGCCGTTTATCTGACATCTCAGAATAAGAGGATGCGCAATCGCCCTCAGTGAAAGACAACCGCCCTCTATGCCCTCGGCCCCTGACTCGCAAAAGTGACAATCCACGAAAGACACCGTATCACTCAGCTCATTGAGCTGCGGCGGTGCTGCATAATTATCACCACCCTCTGACCAGTGATAGGAAAGCATGACTGCAGAGCCAGCAGTTACCTGTCCGAAACTCATGTTATGAAAGACCACGTCCGTGATCTTCGAATTCCGCGTCTCGAAGTCTATCGCCGCGCCGTTGTAATTTGGATTTGGCGTTGTGTAATTCTCGAATGAAAATCCTGATACCAAGTGGCACTCCGCACCGTCTGCAATCTGTATGCATCTCGATCCGGTAAATCTTGGTCCATAGCCCTGACCGGCCCTGATAATCAGCGTCTTATCTGCCGGAAGTACAACCGGATTATAAGCCGCATTCGTCTGAACCTCTATCACATCACCGTCCGAAGCTCCTGCAATTGCAGTAGCCAAAGCATCTGCGTCCGTGTCCGTCACTACCACCGTAGCGGTCTGAGCCAAGGCATTCTCGATCCGGGCCTCCACCTTGGCGGTTCTCGACATGCAATTTTCTACCAAGGATGTCAGATAATTTCTGTCCTTTGGAATTCGTGAAGGTTTCATATGTTAGTCCTTTCTTTATTGTCAGTTATTTTGATCCCTCTTAAGCACCTGCGTTTCTCGTGAACTTGCCACCCGGATCTGTAAGTACTCCCATATAATGACCTCCGTCCATCTGACATGTTCCTGCACCGTTCGCCATGGCAATATTGCCCTGAACGTGGCATCCCTTCAGATCGAAACTGGCTCCTGCTTCCGCATCAATGTTTCCGCCGATTCCACTCATCGCTATAGAAATATCGCTCGTTTCGTTCAGATCAATATTTCCTGCAATCTGGAAAAGTACAAGTCCACCATTTGGATCCCCAGCTCCTGCTCTCGCCTCTCCGTCCAGTTCTATGCTTCCGTTGTTCAGAGTCTTTCCTCCACATAGGCCGTAGTTGCCATTATCACTGGGCTCATCGTCACCTGAGTCGTAGTCACCTTCATAACCCGTGATCTGTGAGTCATTGCACCAGCATCCAGCAATATTGTACGCTACGATCTTATTGGCGCACCACGTAGCTCCCTGCATGGAGATGTAATTTGCCAATCTCAAATACGTTTCGTTCCAGATGCAGCAGCCCATGATGTTTAACTCTGAGCCGAGAAATTCAGTTCCATCTCCGACACCCAATGCCATCAAGTCATATCCACTCCCGCCTGACTTACCAAAGGTAATGTCTCTGAACTGAACGTTCTTCGGAAGATTAGCTCCAGCTGCAAGATCACTGTAGTGAGCATCCGGATCGGCGTGTCCACCATTGGCCAAAAAGGTAGCAACACTTGCCCTTGTTGCATTGGTAATTATAACAGCTGGTCCAGACGATGGCCGAATGTTTGTCACCTGCTGACCGCCTATGGCAATGACCGCCACATTGTCATTGTCAACGATAAGATTCTCGCCATACTCTCCCGGGAAAACAACCACTGCCGCAGGATTGGCTTGGGTGGGATTTAATGCAGCTGCAGCATCATATCCGCCTTGAATTGTCTTGTACGGCTCCTCCAGAGTACCATTCTCCGTGTAGTCGTCCGTCCTGTATCCGTCTACGAAAAAGATTCTCGACGCTTTTAATTCCTGATGTCCCATGGTTTCTCCTTGTCTCTTGATACCTTAAAGGCATCTATTGTTCAGACTTATGCCAGTTCTGTCCTAACAATGTCTCCGGAACCTCGTCTGAAAAGAAGCCGTACCCTGTCTGAGTCATCCGTGTCGATCCAAATCGCCATCTTATGATCCTCAGTCAATTCCGGCTCGTCGTCCTGTTCGTAGACTTTAAGCGTTATCTCTGACCCCTCTGACCATTTATCCGTGTCGATATCATTGGTCTTTTCAATGGCAGCATTGATTCTGGCCAAGGCAGGACCATGGCTTGGATCGAGACCGGTACCAGACACTTCAACTGATTTTATTGTATTGAGAGACATAACTTTTTCCTCCTTCTTAAATTAATATGGTCCGGGGAAGAAAGTTTATACTAATCTTCCCCGGACCATAATATTACTTCATAAGAAGCGTAAGCTTGAAAGTCGTTCCGTTCAGAGCTGTCCCATTACCGACTTCAGCCCACGTTGCATGTCCGCCGTCAAACACCAGCAGCTTATCGTTGTCCTTGTCGTAATACGGAATATACTGTCCGCAGCTGAAGTCCATTATCGCCAGAATTTCCAGCGAAGACTTGCCACCGAATACAGCCGCATTGACCAGTGCCTGAAAGCCGGGAGTGCCGTCTGACGGATATGATGTATCTCCAGTGAACGAAACGTCCACTACGAAAATCGGATCACTGGGATTGCCCTGATTCTTGGATCCTTCTGTAATTGTTCCTATGGTCATGTCTATACCTCCTTTTTACCGTTGCTACGCAACCGTAATCTCGTCCGTTTTCACAACCGCAGGCTCATGCTCAAACTTGATGTCAAACCGCATAGTGGCCACGATAATGATCTCACCCGCGCTTACATCTCTGTCCAGCTCGAACTTCACAGTTCTCCACCACGCCAGCTGTGCGTTTTTCGGATTCATGAGAAGCATTTCTGTCTCATTGTTTGCTCCACCGAGATTCTCCGGGAACGTGCTCGTGATGTACACCGGAATGCCGGAGTAATACGGCGTTATGCCTTTCTCCAGAGCTGCATCGCCGAGGATCGTCGCCCTACCTGTTAAGGTATGATGATAATCTTCGACCGCATCCGGTGACGTGAAAAATGCCATGTTCCTTTTGTCCCTGAACTCAAGAGGCATTGCCTTGATTGATGCAATCAAGACATCCTTGTCCAGAGAAGTAACACCGGCGTTGACCACATTCGTACTTGCCTGTTTCCTGAGTCCGTTCAGAGATGCCAGCAGAGCATCCGCCGATCCAGTGTCTCCATTCAGGCAAACGTGCTCGACATCCAAGCCGATTCTCGTTGCCATCATGTTTCTTATGGTAGTCGTGAACGTGTTGCGCTCGATGTTGTCTTCGACCACTTCGTCCTGAAGTCTGACTTCTGCCTTGAACAGCTTTGTATCCCACTCCACCTTCGATGTCGTGGGCTTGGACCTGTCACCTTCGGGCAGTGCCTGTCCGCTTACACCCGGCCTGAGAATAGGTCCAGAGAAAACGATCTTCGGAAGGATCTGTTTCTTCGAACCAATTGTTGTAGTCATTATTTCTTCCAGAAGCTTTGCCGACGCAATTGCAATCTGAAAAAACTTTTTCGCCTGAATAGGCAAAAGCTCTCCAGCTGTTGCTATGTCAGTCAGCGACATATCTGCTTTCTGAAGCAGTGTTCTATTGTCTTTCATAACAATACCTCCACGTTAATCAGTTTATTTGTCGCTGGTTCTGGTTCTGGTTTGCTACAGAGTTCCCGCTTCTTTTTGCTTTTTCACACTCGCCGAAAGATCATACTCGCCATCCCATGCGTTATCATCTTCGACTGTGTTTTTATTCGACAGGTAATCCGTTATACCCGCCGGAGCAAGAACCTGTTTCTTGAGTCTGATGACTTGTTTTCTCAGCTCGCCTACCTCACGCTGCAGCTCGCTCTCTTTCGAAGTATTCTTATTTACAGGCTTGGCCGAAGTACCTTTACCTGAATCCTTCACTGATGTTGAGCCACCATTGCCACTGCCCTCTTTGTCAACAGGCTTCGGCTTATCATTGTTGACAGGTTTCCTTTTTCCCAATCTGGCTGCTGCTATGTCTAAATTCAAACTCGCTATCTGCGATGTAAGGCCAGAATTTTTTTCTTTCGGCTTATCCTGACTCGCCGACTCATTCGGCTCGTCATTATCTGCATCTGCATTCTTAGCCTTGCCTCCTGCACTATTCAATGCATTGGCTACATCCAGAAGTTTCTGTTTCGCTGCACTGGCATCCGTCTGCTCGCCTGACCGAATGCCTTCGGCCAGTGATAAAAGACTTTTTATTCCGCTATCCGCAGCACTCAGGACCGACTTGAGTCCTGTATCCATATCGCTTGCGCCCGCATCATCGCCTTCCGGCTGGTCCTGTTTGTCTTCATCCTTGTTCTCGGCTTTTTCATGAACAACCATTGCCTTCAGGTCTTCCGGTATGTATTCGAACAAGGGATGATCCGACTCAAATCTCGGATATAACATCGCCTGAAATGCTGCCCGAATAATCCTTCCCATGATGACCGTCTTGCTGGTTTTCTGTTCGTAAAGTCCGACCGAAGATTGAAATTCCTGAACGGCGCTGGCTACCTGACTCGGATCCGCATTGCCATCATACCATGACAGCCGGAATAATCTGTTAACCGGATCCGCGTACTCATCATCATTCTCGCCCTGTTGCAACAACAGATGAATGTCTTCACCTTTGCCTTCCAGAACTTCTATCTCGTAAATGCCTGATCTTTCGCGCTGACCGGCTCTTGCGTCGCTAACCTGTTCTGCTCTCGTACCAGATGAAGTCTCACTGACCTTGGCATCCTGTTTTGAAGATTTTTCTTTCTGTTTAATCTTGCAGTACACAGCCTTTATTCCAGTAGTCATATCAACCATTCTGCAAGTAGAAAAATGTTCCGGGTCGTACTGTCTGAACCGGTAGTATTCATCCGTCTCTTCCATGCCATAGTTCTTATAAGAGTCGTGCTCAGTGAGCCATGTCTTGGCTTCGCTAAGTGAAAACTCATCTTTAGAAAATAGCAGAGACTGAATATCCCACGTTCCCGGATCACCGTCAGGTGCTCTCCCTATCTGTGGCTTACCAACGCCCATCAGCTCGTCCGCATCGCCATCAACTTCCTTGGTCAGCTTGTCTTTTATATCGCTTGCCAAAAGCTTATCCAGCTCATCGTCCGGATTATACGAAGGGCTTGCACCAGCAGAAAGCTGTGCCCTGACTATCCGTGTATGAATAACCCTTTTACTGCTAGTCTGTTCATACGTATCCGCTGCCTGTTTGAATCGTGCTCTTGCATTATTGGCTCTTGCCAAATCAGGATCTGATTCACCTGCATAAGCCAACGGATATTTGAGATTGACCGGATCACCATATAATCCAAGGTCCGTCGGATCGCCCTTTGGATACGTCAAATTCTCGCCCTTGCCTTCAAGTGCTTCAATGTCGAAAGTAGCCGAACGCTGTTTCTGTGCATCTCTCTTTTCTTCTGATGTCGCCCCAGTATCCGGCACCTCGGCCTTGAAAACTTTTTCCTGCGATTTGATGACAAGCAACTTTCTTTTATTGGCAGCTGCGTCCACAACGCTGACTTCTTCGGGCTTCATATAAGTAAGATGAAAAATTTCTTCATCTTCGACAGGTTCGCTTTTTATTAAAAATTCTCTCAGCATTTTTTTAACCCCATCTGCTTTTAGCCCTTAGTTGTCTGATCTGTGCCGGAGTAATCGGCTCACGACTTCCTAATCCGCCTATTGAAAATCCAGTGATTCGACCGTCCTTTATCATCTGCCAGATTTCCTCATTGTAAACGCGATTTGCCATAAGCCATGATCCCTTGTGAACAACCTCGCCATTCAGCTTGTACTCCACATCCGTTATCGTGTTTTCCAAAATAACGATGTCTCTTTCCGAAGCAATCTGATGCTGAATTTTCATTCGCCATCCATGTTCCGCAAACCAATGAGCTGCAAATCTTACGTCCCCCTCCGTGTACACATCATTATCCGTGTCCGGATTAAGAACGTCCTTTCCAATGGTAGGTTCAAGCACTACGCCTTTGATGTATCGTTCTTCTTCTCTTGCCGTTTCCTTGGCAAACCGACACTCAAAAACGCCAACGCTTATATTATTTCGGGATAGGTATTCCCGAGCCGATTTGTAAAGTTCTACGCTCATGCGTCTAGGCTATTGACTTACCAGCCGCCTTTTTCGTTTTCACGTCTGCCGAAAGATCATAAACACCATCCAGTGCCTTATCGACATCATCCGGCTCGCCATCATCTTCGTCCGGCTCGTCGTCTTTTTTGTCTTCGTCATTGCTGGGAGCATCTTTGTCCTTTTCGTCATTGGCCTCATCCGAATCGTCTGAGTCACTTTCATCCGAAGGCTCACCGGCGTCGTCCTCTTCGGAAATTTCGACTTCCATCTTCATCATCAATGCGTCCAGCTTTTTGTTCACGCCTTCTGAAAATTCATTGACCAGCTTGGTAACATCCTCGACCATCTTCTGCATTGCATCCGTAGCATTTTTCAATGCACCTTCGAATGCATTATGAGAATCTTCGTCCTGAACGAACTCATCCGGCAGAACCACGCTCACTTCGGGATCCTCATTGTCAGCCGTATCGTTGGTCTTGCGCTCAACGTCCTCGACCTGATCCTTTACAAACTCAAGCTTGTCAGCATCTTCACCTGCCCATTTCCTGAGTGCAGGAATTACCACATCTCTGAATCTTGACAGCTTCATGGTCCTTGAAAAAACTTTCATCTTTTACCTCCGTCGGTTGGCTACCTCTTTTAATGTTTCACCGCCAGCTCGTAGCCCTTCTTTTCTTGGCGGTGGTTCCCAATTTCTATTTCCATCTAGTTCTGCTTCTAGTGCCAACGGAAGATTATCCAATGTTTCCGGCACTGACAATCTCTGATCCTTCCTCATAATCATATACCAATTTGCCAAAATATCAAATCTCCTTCCAATCTCTGCTTCAGTCCCTGAATCCACAACAGTATCCGGCATAATATGAGACCTTTTAACTTGTTCCGGAGTAACTATCAAATTCTTTTTAACCTCACTCCTAAATGATTCCAAAATTGTATTATGTATTGTCCAGAATACCCTATCCATGGTGCCTTTTTTTTCGTAAGCGTCAATAAAATTTACCAGCATGTCTCCGCGTTTGCTGTACTTCACCTTGTTCTTGTTCATGTCTTCTCCTTACTCTGGCAAGGTTATCGTCCTACAATGAAAATGATATGGAGGGAATCCAATACCTTTATCAATCAAGTCTGCATTTGAAACCATAGATCTGTATCTTCCAACATCCTGAGTGCCAAGTCCAGACTCACGCACCTGAAACAACGAATCCCAATTGCCATCCGCATCAAAAATTCCTATCTCGCCTTTTCTTTCACTCATAAATGGCTGCTCATATTTAATGTCTTCGGGCTTTTCAAGTTCCATTGCATTTCTCTGAATAGCCAGTGACTCCCTTACAGGTAATATCCTACCGTTCATTGCTCTACATGTATCCGTAGTAACTTCGTCCAGAACTGCAGACACTCGATACCGAGTTATACCGGCGTCCTTATAACTCGTGCCCTGCGCCCATGCTCGAGATCGTCCTACAAATACATGAGCCAAAGTCCTGTAATAATTTTTCTGAACCGCACTGTACATCGGACCAATGCCTTTTCTTAAATCTTTAGCAATATCGTCCGGTCCAAGCCCTGCGGCTAATCCTTCTGAAACAATCCGCCGAGCTTTTTTGCTGGCTGCAGTAGAAATATCTTTATACCTATTTCGCGCAAACAGGCTTTGATTCTTGACCATGTGTTCTACAGCAACCTGATCCGATTGTAAGAGATTAATGCCAATATCCAGATTGTGGACAGTACGCTGTACCCTCCGTGTATCTCTCACAACTGACGTGCTCGTTACCGTAAAATTCTTTTCGAATTTATCCAGAGTAGCCTTCGGCCATTTTTTCGATAATTTATCCAGCGTTCTGTTTGCCGAATTAACAGCTGCCGTTACTTCAGCATCCGACATTCTATTCCACGGTTTTCGGACCAAATCGTCCAGTGCCCTGTTGACCGTATTCACTACCATTGGATCCGTAATGGACTTGGCCTTTTTAGCAGCACTGTCCACACGTCGTAAGAATTCATTTACCTTTAATGGATTCTTTACCTTATCAACAGCCACAACAACCGCACGCTTGCAAACAGGTCTGCCAGCACTTATACCGATAATCTCTCCTATCTGAGTATCTACGCCTGTCCGTTTTGCATAAGTCAATGCAGCTCGTAATACTTTGTCCCTGTTGTTACTGCGATATAAAAATTTACCTACGCCGGAAAGAACAACATAACCACGTGCAGATTTTAGATCTGGAAGTACAACACCTTTGCTCAATTCCGTATAAGGCATTGCCAGAAAAAGGCCGTCCGATTTGAATGTCTGTGCTGTTTGAATCATCGTTCCATCATACCATAAATCTATTCGTTCATTTCATCATCTATATTTACAACCTCTCCGCAATGTGGACAAATAATTTCCCCCTCCTCAAGCTCAACCGTTTCCGTCGTTTCGTTTTTCTGGTCCACTGGCCATTCAAGATCAATAAACTTTCTGAAGTCCTCAAGCTCCTCCATTGTCCAAGGCATCGTTCTTTCCAGCTCCTCCATAGGTGTTTCATCCGAAATGCCCTTGATTAATTCGGCTAGTCTTATGTAGTCCGTAGGAAATCGCGTCTCATTTGTCTCGACCGCAATCCGTTTTGCCTGTGCATCGGAAATCTTTCCGAAGTTAAAACACATCACTTCCTTTATTTTCAAATCTCTGAAAGCTGGCAATCTGTGATTGCCGTTCACAATTTCATATCCACCTGAATCCAGCTGCCGCACCATAATGTTTTCCAGCTGACCATGCATTTCAATATTATTTTTTAACTTCTCGGCCAGTTCTTCATCATCCAGCTTATAATTCCATTCTGCAGGAATGAGGCGCTTTACCGGTATCATTGTAAATCCCTTTTTAATTTTTCCCGCCATGGCTTACTCCTTCTCCTCTTCCACAATAATTATCCCGCCGCAATGTGGACACTCAATCTCATTCTCCTGAAGATCATCATCCTCACCGGAATTACCGGCCGGATCCGTAGGCTCACCTTCCTGACTCTCCTCTTCCCAATCGAAGTCTGAAGCATTAGCCAGATATTCATCCAGCTCGTCTCTGTCGTAAGGCATCGTATATTCCAGCTCGTCCATAGGAATCTCTTCCGTAATGTCCTTGATGACTTTCGCCAGAATGACTTCATCATTATCGAATCTCGTCTCATTCGTTTCGATTGCTATACGCTTTGCCATTACCGAATTAATATTGCCGAGGTTGTAACACATGGCCGTCTCGTATCCCAAGTTCTTAAGAACCGGCAGTCTGTGATTACCGTTTACTATTTCGTAATCATTTCCCAGCTCCCGAACTATAAGATTTTCGACCTGCCCTCTCTCGCTGATATTTCGCTCAAGAGCTTCAGCCAGATCTGGATCGTTGTCCTTGTAATTCCAGTCCGCCTGAATAAGCCTGTCCAGTGGTATCTCTACGAATCCGATTGAAAACTTTTCCTTGTTCTTTCTTTTAGCCATTGTCTGTCTCCCACGGAAATTTTACCCATTCACTTTCCGGAATCTCATGCAGATAATAATCCGGCTCAACTATCGAACCGACCTTTTTATAAATTGCAGCTGTTTTGATTTTTCTTGCACCGAACAGACTGAGAATTACTAAAGCTCTATGCATGGTCTTTCCAGTATGAACCAAATCATCTATCACCAGTACACGCTGATTCTTCAAATGAAAATAACCCTTGTAAGAACAATCCAAATTATGCCGTTGCCGATTCTTATCATAACTCTTGCAGCAAAATGTATCCACCTGATGCATGCCTGTTCTTTGAGCAATAGCACACGCTGGAACCATTCCCCCTCTGGTAATGGCTACATACCAGTCGAAATGCTCACCGCTAATTGCTTCAGCAATTGCAGCCCCTGCTTCATCAATGGTCACTGACTGCACGATATTTGCTCCAGCCCTCTTTTCTTATTTTACAGGATGGACATTCCCCGCATCCGTAGCCCCAATCATGCTTTTCCCTGATTCCATTATAACAAGTATGAGTTTCTTCAATAAGCGTCTGCAAAATACCCTGCCCATATGCCATCTTGAATATGTCCGCCTTGTTCTTGTTTAGCAATGGGGCCAAAATAGCTATCTCTGAATCAGAACCTATATTCAATGCCGCCTCCATGCCGTTTATGAAATGCTTTCTGCAGTCCGGATAACCAGAATCATCGGTCTGACTTGCACCGAATACCATAGTGCTAACTCTATGCCGCTGTGCATATGCATGTGCCAGCGTAAGAAATAAAGCGTTTCTATTAGGGACATAGGATGCCGGTAAATGTTTTAACCGTTTATGAAAGCCATCCACCTCTCCGGTATCATCAACCAGTCCGGAATCAACCATGTGGCCGAATGTTTTAATATCTACCTCAGCATAAGGAACATTCCAACTCCTGCATATTCGCCGTGCCTGATTAATCTCCACAGAATGCTTTTGTCCATAGTCAAAAATTATTGCCTTGGGCCTTTCGTAACGATCCATGGCCCACTTCAAGCATACAGCCGAATCCATTCCTCCGCTGAATAGCACCAGAACCTTTTTGTTTAATCGTGCCATACAACACCTTTTTGTGCCCAGTATTTTTTCAAGTGCTGTTCCCACTGAACGTATGCCTTCACCGAGTTCTGAATTTTGTGAATCAACACTCTCTCATTCTTGGTATCTTTATACCATGAAGGTATTCCCCTTTTAAGAAGATATGCCATATTTTTCTTAGTCCAGACGTTTGCACCTGATTGATATTCCTTCACCGCACTGAGCACACTGTCCCATTTAACCGTCTGGCCGAACAATGCAACCGCATACCATGTTGCCGAATCAACCGAATAAAAAGGATACTCCAAAGTCTGAGCTGGTCTTGTCATTGCAAAACCGTGAACCTTGCACTGGTTGTCATAAGCATACTTAATGTATCTCGTATAACTCATCCACGAATGCAATTTAGAAATACCGCAGTATCTACTTTCCGCAGAATCAACCATCTCTTTCCATTCGTCCATCGTGTTATCTTTATGCATAACGTAAATCATCTTCTCTGAAATCTGTGCCCGGTCAAAAAGCTTTCGCCATCTGATTATCATTTCATAAGGCAACAATTCCTGAAGATCGAATTCTACGAAATAATCAAAGCTGTCCCAATTGCGCTGAATCCATTTAATATAATTTACAACAAACTTTCCGCTGTCCACTCCAAGTTCTTTGAATTTAACTTCCTCGGCTCGATGCTTATGAATATAAAAATACGCCCCACTATCACAGATACGTATCCGTCCCGGCACGACCTTAACTGCTTCCGTACAAGCTTTCTTATTGTTGTAGCAATAAAAATGATTTGAATCGGCCAATAGATTATACACGTCCGGCTGATTTCTATACTTGCCGTAAAATAGTTCTACTCCAGCCAGAAAAACTTTCATGCTGTTACCAGATTTAATTGTGCCAACTGAGCAACTTGAACAAGTGCGCCCGGGTCCAACTCTCCGTCAATGCTGCAAAGTTTTTCCACAGTATTCGATCCGTTGCAAAACTGCCATAACATATTGGCCTTATCCTTGTGTCCGTACAGGGAAAACCATCTTGAATCAACTGCTTCAAAGTCTCCTATCTTCATCGGTCTTTCCTGCAAAAAT